GATCATGGTAAAAGAAAAGAAGTAATTGCTCCTAACATTACCTATGCTCCAAGTTTTGTCGGACAAAGCGCTTTTGTATCAGCAACTGGTAAAGTTTATTTTGCGAAAGGGACATCATCAACCTCTGATTGGGTGGTGTTAAATTAATATGAAATACACAGCTTACGATCTAACAAAGCAGTTTGAAGGTTGTAAGCTTGTTGCTTATCTTGACTCTGGAGGAGTTCCTACTATCGGGTACGGACACACCAAAAGTGTTAAGATGGGTGATAAGATTACACAAGAACAAGCTGACCAATATTTAAAAGAAGACATGACCCAAGCTGAGAATGCTGTGAATAAACTTGTGAAAGTAGGTTTATCTCAAAATCAATTCGATGCCTGTGTTGACTTCGTGTTTAATCTTGGAGAAGGAAACTTCTCTAAATCTACTTTGCTAAAGCTAATCAATCAAGGTAAGTTTGCTGAAGCTGCAAATGAATTTCCTAAATGGAATTTGTGTGCAGGTAAACCTTTAGCTGGTCTTACTCGCAGACGATTAGCAGAACAGAGTTTATTTTTAAAAAAGTAAAGGAATCAATCATGGACTGGAAGGGAGTAATAGGTACGGTAGCTCCGTGGCTCTCAGGAGCGTTAGGAAGCCCTCTGGCAGGTTTTGCTGTTGGTGCAGTATGTGATGCTCTAGGACTCTCTGAGAAGTCTGAAACAGCCATTAAACAAGCCCTAGCAGGTGCTACTCCAGAACAGATGTTAGCGTTGAAGAATGCTGATTATGAATTTCAATTAAAGATGCAGGAATTGGGATTTAATTCTGTGAAGGAGCTAGAAGCTTTAGCTGTGCAAGATAGGGATAGTGCAAGGAAGAGGGAGATTGAAGTAAAAGATAATACTCCTAAAATCTTAGCTTATGCTGTTACACTAGGATTCTTCGGAGTACTAACATTTATGATGATGTCTACTGTACCAGAACAAAGTAAGGATATTTTGAATATTCTGTTAGGTAGTCTTGGTACAACATTTTCTGGAATTGTTTCTTATTATTTTGGAAGTTCAAGTACTAGTAGATTTAAAACTGAATTATTAGCCCGATCTGAACCTATAAAATGACAGAATTAAAAACTGAAAAATTCATAACTAATTCAAAGAAAGTTCATGGTGATAATAAGTATGATTATTCTCTAACTGAGTATATAAATTCTAATACAAAAGTCACTATAATTTGTAAAACTCACGGGAAGTTTATGCAAACTCCTTATCACCATTTACAAGGTGGAGGATGTAAACAATGCTATCATGAATCTCTTAAATTAACTACTACTGACTTTATTAATAAGGCAAATATTGTACATAATTTTAAATTTTCCTATTTAAAAACTGATTATAAAAATTCAAAATCTAAAGTTGTAATTACTTGCCCTTTTCATGGAGATTTCGAGCAAGGTGCTAACACTCATTTACAAGGATATGGCTGCTCTAAATGCGCAGGTAATGATAGATACACATTTGAATCTTTATCAGATAAGATATTGGAAATTCACAAAGGATCAATTAAATTATTGGAGTTTCAGACAATAACTAACGTTGCCTCTAAATATAAATTTCAACACATCTCGTGTGGACATATTTGGGAAAGTCCGGCTAATAGTGTTTTATCAGGAACAGGTTGTCCATCATGCGCCGGAAATTCTCCTTATGATGAAGTTGAATTAGCAAAAGCTATCCTAATTCGACATAAAGGTGAGGTCACTTTAGTAGAAAGTCAGAAAATTATCGGAGTCGGGAATAAGTATTATTTTAAACATTCGTGTGGTCACACATGGGAAGCCTCTGCCAACCATGTATTGAGAGGGAGTTCTTGTCCACTTTGTTCAGAGCATGGTTTTAATTCTTCAAAAGAGGCAGTGTTTTATATACTCCCAATCAAAGGTAGTCAGCAGTTTACAGGGTTTGGTATCAGTAATAACTACTTAAAAAGAAGAACGCAACATGTTAATAATTTAAAAGTATGTGGGTGCGAGATTGATGCAGGGGAGGTAGTTCTTAATTTCAATAAAGGTTACGATGCGCTACAATTAGAATCTTATATTAAATCAATCATTGGTAGGAAAGGTGTTTCTTCAATTTCAGGATTTAAAACTGAAAGTACAAATATGACTGTAGAAGAACTGAAGATGTTGTGTAACAATTGGATCACCAATAAAATAACTTGTTGAGAGAGGCAATTTATATTGTCTTTGATGGGAACTACTTCTTGATTGAGGTAGTTCCCTTTTTTGTTTTATTTAATCAAAGATTCAATAGTATTAAAGTCACTACCTTTCTCTACAACTTTCTTCACAGCTTCTTCACCTTTCACTCTAGCTTTAAAGAAACCTTTCACTACTGCTGGCTTAAATGAAGTGTTCTTAGCAACTACTTTAGCTGCTTGAGACAACTCTTTCTTAAGAGATTTAATTTGCTCAGAGATAGCAAAACATTCTTCATCTGCTGCTACAAGAGCTTTGATTTCTTCATTAATATCTTTAATCTTTTCTTTCAATGTTTGTACAGCTTCAATGCGTTCTGCAAAGTCTTTCAACAATTCCTCTTGATGTGCAATTTCACGAGAGATACGTTCTACTTCTGCTGCTGATTCTTTATTCATCATTTTGTTTTCTCCTTAAAACTGTTTAACTATGTTTACAGATGTTGTTTGATCTTGCTTAGCCAAAAATAAGAGCGTCCTGTTTCCGACAAGCACTCCTGAATAACAACCGAGTGAGTCAGCAATCAAATCATTTTTACTAAATCCACTGCCGCGATAACGGTAGCTGTCATTTACTTCCTTTAGTATCCCTACTGACATACAAGCAACAAAAGGTTTTGTTTTGTCTTCTGGGTTATTAAAGATGAAAGCAGTACTTGTTCCTAATGCCGAACTAACAATAAAATGTTTTTGTTTATCTCTTCCGAGGATATCATCTGCTTGAGAAGCAACAGATGTTGCTGTTAATAAAATTGCTAAAATCAGTTTGTTAATCATACAAGTTCTTCCCATTCAAATTTACGATTAAAATTAGCAATCTCAATTTCATCAGCAATAAGCTTCTTCAGTACACGTTGCTCGTTAGCTTTTCGTTTGATATAGTCTTTGTGGTTCTTTACAAACAATTTATATTCATACTTATAATCACACCATTCCTGTTCATCAACTTCACCTTTCATCAAGTCATCAAGAATTGCGTTATGATTCCACTTTGCTTCTGAAAGACATTCCTCTACTTCTCGAATCTCATTAGTATTACGATCAATAATGCTTTGCAATGTACGAATTGTATTATTCACTTTTATTCTCCTGAGAAAGTTGTTTCATTTTAATCTTGTATTTGAAATATTCAACAATACAATTTCCAGCCACATAAATTCCAAACATTGCTACCAAGTAATTTTCAACTCCGTTCATCTTATTCTCCTATAAAAATATCTAATAACACTCCTACAGCCATTACCCTCCAAATTGTAATCTCAATTCCAAGATTTAGCAAGATGTTTATACAAAGAATTGATATAAATCCTAGAGCAGTGATGCACATCAATTTCTTCATTCCTTCAATAATAAATGAAATAATTTTCTTTGTCAACATCATTTAACTATTCCTGTAGTAATAATTATTCCTGTACTTAGTTGGAACTCGTACTTTGTTCTTAACAAGTTTAGGAACATTATTTCCTCGTACAAAATAAGGGTAATACTTCTCATCAATATACCTATAACGTTTACTTGTTACTCTGTGATGAAACTCACTATGATGAACAAGCTCTTTTGGAGTGTATTCATCTGTTGTAATAATCACTGTCTGACCATCACTAGCGAGTTCCCACATACAAATCTGAAACGCTTGGTATTTATGAGAACGAGGAAGCTCTTTATCAATAAAGTATCCTCTCCATGCCATTCTTAATCTTTCTTTGTTGTCACTGTTACTGCTGACTGAATGAGTCGAATAGCAAACCCTACAATCAAACAACTCCAGAAAGTACTATTCACAGGGTTAGTGATGAATAAATTAATTGCTGAGATAATAACCCATCCTATACCAGCATACACCAAAGACCATAGAGTTAGAATAAACATAAATCCAAACAAAAATGCGATAAATTTCATAGTATTTCCTCCTTTTAAATTAATGATAACCAATTAATACGAAAACAAATTCTATAACAAATTGAATCAGAAGACAAGAGGTAAATTTCATCTTAAAATCTTCGTTATCAAATATGTGTGCTATAAAAAGCATAATTAGATATGATACTACTGAGCTACTTAAAATTGTAATTAAATGATTCACTGTTTATCCCCTTGTTCTTTAATTTCAAAATGCTCATGCAAAGTCATAGCTATATGATCTTCTTGACTCCATTTACAGTTAAAGGTTCTCATAGTTTTAATAACTTCTTTTGGAAGTTGATTGAAGGATTTACCTTTACGATATTGTATGTTGTTTTCATTCATGAGCAAAGTCAATTTATCTTCGTACAACCCATTCTTTACAATATCAGTGGCTATATCTATCAAAACTCCCCACGGTACTTTCTTTGATTTCATTTATTATCTCCTTGTTTGTTTCAGTAAAAGCATTATTACACATCCCTGAGAACATTGCAACTACTGTTTTAGGTTTGTTTCAAGATGTCTCGATGAGTAGCCTTCTCCTTGTAAATTCAAACTAATCATTGCTTGTTTTCTAAATTCACAAGCTTGAATGAACGCAAGCTCTTTTCCTAAAACCTTACATGAGAAACGTTTTCTAACTGTTTTCCCGTCAACTCCTACATATTGTGCTGTATAACTAAAAGTCCTATCACAGAATCTGACTCCTACTACTCCTGACTTATTATTACTTTGTATTTTTCTATTTCTTGAGTTTAACTTGTCACTGACTAACCTCAAATTAGATAAAATATTGTTAGAAGGATTACCGTCTATGTGATCAATTCTATCGGTTTTAGAGATATCTCCGAAAGTGATAACATAGATTATTCGATGAACTTTATAACATTTTTGTTTAAATTTCACTATCCAATAATTTTCTTTATCAAGAGAGCCTACGACATCTCCGATTTCACGTTTTACAATGTTACGTTTTCTTCCGTAGTAAACAGGTTTCTTCCATCTTAAACCACTTGGACTACTTTCATCATAATAGAAATATTCTTTAAAGTCAACTTCTTCCATTCTTTTTCTCCAAAACAAAAATCCCGCACGAGGCGGGATACAATTAACTTAATTTTCCCTCACGCCACAGACGTTGAAGTCCTTGCAGTCCGTTAGGGATAAGAGAGTTATTCTTTGTAATCTGAGGCATAGAACGGAGTCCCATATTTAGAATATGTTGAAGAGCTTCCTGATCAACATCTACATTTTTCTCTTCAAACTCAATACCCTCAGACTTCAGTAAGTTTTTTGCAGTAACACATTGAGAGCAATTATCTTTTGTATAAATTACATAATGAGCCATTTAGTTCCTTTCATATTCAAATTGATAACCGTCTGGAATATCATTCACAATAATATTTAACAGGTAGTTTGCACTGTCAGCTTCTTGTTGAGCATTCTGAGTCTTATTCAGGTCAAACCAATTGTCCATATATTTCAAAGGATTTGATTTGATCTTTTTGTATTCAAAACCTAATGTATGATATACGTCTTGAGCATTAAAGTCAACCCATTCATTTGCTAAAGATTCTGTATACCCAACAACTTTTCTACCGTTTGAAAACAAATATTTGTTCCAATTGTACTCTGCCTGCACGACAGAATCAACCATTTGTTTAATGTATTCACGGTTAGTCTCGTACCAAATTTTACCCATTGGAGTAGTAAGTTCATGTTTAATTACGTACTTATCAACTTCCGCATGAATAAACCTTTCATCTTGAGCAATCTTTTGTACAAGTTTTCCAATTGCTTGAAACCATCCTTGCTCTACAACAGCAAACGTAGCAGCAAATGATGCCACGAACTGTAATCGTTCCAGACAGAACAGAGCAACAACAGCGTTCATTAACACATTATAAGAAGCTTGTTTATCTGTTGCTAGTCCCAGAGTATGCTTTGCTCCTTCTTGTTGTAAGCTTTTAAATGCTTCAGAGATTGCAGTAAGCCTTCCAATAATATCCTCATTCTTCATAATCTTATCAAAAATCAGATTAGGGTTAGAAATACATTGTCTCACAATCTCCGAATATGTCAAAGTGTGTAATACTTCAATCTCTGATACTTTCAGCCAAGCAGCCCATAGTTCACTATTGGTGATAAATGGAGCAAACAATGGAGCAATACTCCTACTCGCTATCGAATCTGCTTCCCATTGGAGAGCCAAGTTTTCAATCATTAAATCTTTTACCTCTATAGGGCAACTATCCATATCAATACGAGATTGCTCAAGATTTAATTCATCTTCACTCCAATCCATAGCTTTTTGTCGTTTATACAATTTAAACAACTCTGGGTGGGTTACGTTGATACTATCATATAAAGCTGGCTCTTGTCCAAGAAAGAGGGAATACTTCCCCTCCTTCCATTCTGTGTTTTCATTATTAAACATAATTCTCCTTACAATTTACAACCTGCACAATCGGTTTCATCAACTACAATTGGTTTTACTCCAGATTCAGTATTTGTGTAATACTTTGTCTTCATCCCGCACTTGATGCGGTACAACCATAATTCAATCAATTCTGTGGCACTGATTCTTGGAGTTTCACCTTCTTTGAATGATCTGTAACTATCTGCACTAATAGATTGTCCACAGAATTTCTGGAATATGGCATACATTTCAATCATATCTTTCTGAGGAATATCCCAAGCAAATTGATAACTACCTTTCAACATTTCCCAATCTGGAGCAATAAATACGTTTTTGTTTGTTCCAGAAGATTTAGATACCACAGCCCTACGAATAGGGTAAATCGAATTAGTGGTGTTTCCTGCAATACTACTAGACTCAACAGGCATGTATGCTTCTAGTACACTGTTACGCATCCCATACTTTTTGATCTCTTCTCGCAAACCTTCCCAATCACACAAAAGAGGTTGATTTACCACTGTATCAATGAACTTGTTAGCAGTATCGATTGGTAGCCATCCATCTGCATACTTTGTCCTATCAAACCACTCACATTTGCCTCGTTCTTTTGCTAATCGAACAGAAGCTTTATGTAAAGAGTAAGAATGGATTTCCGCAAGTCGGTGCATGTATTGCTTACCTTCAATGGAGTCATATTTCAAACCTTTTTCTGCCATGTCATGTGCAAGATTTGTAATACCAATACCTGCTGATCTACGAGCTTGTGCTGTATAACGCAAGTTTTCAAATGGATAATCCATAATACTAATCACATTGTCTACCATCTTCAAAGTACGATATGCAATCTCTTCATACTCATCAAAAGAAACTCGACCAGCAACAATAGCTCCTAAATTACAGAGTGCAATTTCTCCAGATGTTTCTCCGTATTTGTACAAGTCCTCAATACTTTCATACCCTTTTGTTGGCAGACCTATCTCCAAGCATTGTCCAGTTAGAATACCATTAAACATCCCCATGTGTCGCTTAGGCTCTGTAAAACAATAAGTGTCATCACATCGTCCTTCGTCTACGACTGCCTCCACTTTAATGAACTGTTCTGCATTCCTCTGAGGCAAGCGTGATTCCCATTTTAAGCGATTTGTTTTAAACCCTAGCTGACTTAACTTAAAGAGAGATGATGAGCTAATTAACAATCTTTCTGCCTTTTTGCAAAGATATTCTTTGTAACTCCCCTCGTTATCGTTAGTAGGCATCAATCTATATCCTTCATCACAAGCATGAACAATCTTGGAATGTATGCCCAACTCTTGTAACATCTTTTGTACATTGCGGAGAAATTCTGGGTAGATAGATACCGCTTGAATTGACTCGTTAGTTCCATTTCTCGCAACACAACCGTCTCCGTCTAAAAACCCAGCAAGCCACTCTAAACGACTTTTAACAGAATAGGTAGAATTCGGAACAAAATATTTATGTTTCAAACCAACTGCTTTCCCTATGCTTCTATTCTCACTTCCGCTGTCTTTCCAAAGTAGTACAGATTTTAAATAAGGTTTCAATGCTTTCTTTTCATGATAAAGGTATATTAAAGAATTTCCAGCAAAAGTTCCATCTGCACTATAGAAACCATTATCATATGCAAACGCCAAATCTTTTTCACCTTCAATCAAAGGTAATTCAAATTTAATCAGTTTGTCACCAACTTGCAAATCACAAGTCCTCTTTTCGACTACATTTCTATAATCAACTTGAACATACCACTTGTGATACTCAGTACATTCTAATGTTTGACCAGCAGAAGTAATAACTTTAACCAATTTCTGATTTTCACCAGTCTTAATTACATCAACATTGCTCCATTCTTCTCCATTCCAAACATTGACTTTTTGTCCTTCAAGCTCATTAATCGGAATATACCCTCGATCTGTTAAAACCTCAGTCTCTGGAGCAACACACAAGTTTGAAGAATAGATGGTTTCTTTAAATGGAGTATGACGATTCATTTCACGAATATTCATCTCATACTTTCTACCTGTTTCTTCCTCCATCCGTAAGAATTCAATTGCAAGTGGTCGTGCATCTACAAATTTTTTCTTACCTTTTGATTTTTCATAATTATCATAAATTTCATAAAACGAATCATCATTTCTATACATTGCCTCGTGAAGTTCAGGGCAAGCTTTATAGCTTACTAACATCCACTTCTGACCTTTAGCTGCTTTTTCAGCCAAATATGGATGAAATGAAAATGCAAAGTCAATTCCGCCAATTCGATTCTTTGCTACAGTTGTTGGATGACGCAATCGTAGCAAGGTTTCAACTTCTGGGTCTAGGCAATTGTAATACACAGTACAAGCGCCACCTCTACCAGCTTGTAAGTTAGCATGTACAGCAGCTTCTAATGTGCGGTAATAAGGAAGTTTTCCAGAATGCTTAATTGTATTATTACGTACTCCTTCTCCCTTACTGCGAGTCTCAATGTAACCTCCGATACCTGCACTAGCACAAGTCATTGTGTAAGCAATATGATCTCCAGCAGCCAGACTTTTAGCACTATCATTTGATTTAAAAACACAACAAGACGCATACCCTCGTCCTAATGTACCAAGATTTTTAATATTAGGAGTGGGAGCATTAATCTTACCATTACTAAAGTCTTGATAGTATTCTGTAACTTTCTGTACTCGATCTTCTTTTTCTTCCTTACAAAGTCCCAAAGCCATTCGCATCCAAACAAACTGCGGAGTTTCTAAAGGTTTACCTCCTTCTACATTTGAAATAGCATATTTAGTAACAATTTGATTTACTACAGAATGTGGAGAGCGTAAGTCTTTTTTATGATTAATTACCGAACTCAGAGCATCTAGTTCTTCGTCCGAGTAGCCCATTTCCTCCCACAAACCCTTACTCACCATATTTTTATACATTGTTTTGAGTGAAGGAATATTTTCATGTCCTCCAAACAACTCTTTATACACATGCCCAATCAGTAATCGTCCTGCCATCATTAAGTGAGGAGTATCTTCTACATCCAGACAAGCTTTAATCATTGCATCTTGTAACTCTACTGTTGTTGGATTTTCTGGTAACTTTTTATATGCTTCAGAAGCAATAGCAAACCAGTCACAACCAACAACACCTGCCCATTCACTCCACTTGAGCAATTTGTTCACATCGAAATCTACTACTTCTCCATTTCGTTTTGTGATTTTTGTGATCATATTTTCCCTTTCTTATTATAATTGAAAAGACGACGATTATACCGTCTTTTCCTTCATTCGTCAAGCACTAATTTCAGCTTCGTATTCTCCCAATGTTTTCAAACTACCTCGATCATTATAAGGGATGCCTCGAATATCCAAAGCAACTTGTCGAAGAGTTTTAAGAATACCACTCACTTCTTCATAGTCATCTTCATACAAACCCACAGCCAGATATTGAGTGCCATCGTTTTCATCTTCTTCAGTATCAAACTTACCATAATGTAGACCACCTCCCATCAATGTTGCTAATTCTTTTGTAAGACTAAAATCTTTCTTAGAAGACATAATTACTCGATCAATAGATGAACACATACTGCCGCTTCTGTATTCATCATCAAGACGACATTCCCCAGAATACAAGTAACCAGTAATAATTTTATTCTGCTGATTACGATGTTTATAAGCCACTACTTCATACCCTTTCTTATAATCCAGCCCAATCACATAAAGATATGGAACTACTTTACGATCATTGGAAGGATGAATTAATTGTACTTCATTCATTCCTTGAAATTCTGGAAGAGTAAGAAGATCACTAACACTCACTGTTTTCATACACTCTCCTTCAAAAATCCAGCTACAGCACAATCACCAATCTCTACAGGTTTGAATGTACTCGGTTTCCGTACTTTCCCGTTCACATCCTTAATCACTACTCGACCATATCCATAGTTAGGTTCAAATGTGTATCCTTTACTTAGAGCATCTTGCTTGACTTCATTAATTTTAGGATCATCAATTTTAACAAACTTGCTCAGGTTATTCAGATCAATTCTCTCCATTGCTTCTGCTACTTTAAATCCAGCTTTCTCCATCTTTAGCAGAAGTCCAGATAATACTACAAAACTGTCTACAGCACCATCTAATAGTTCAACATCATCATTTTCATCGAAAGCTTTGAACATCTCACAACCTTCTTCCCAGAAGATATTCAATTGGAGTTCAATACTATCTTTATCAACATTCTCCAGATTACCACACATATCATTAAATTGAGCAATTCGATTTACACTTGTTTGTACATAAGACGCTACATTCATACTTCTTCTCCTTCTTTTACATTTAACAACAGATTATTTTCAGTGTCTTCATTCTCTGCGAGATGGTTTAAAACGTTACAGATAGCATCTTCTTCGGAATCTGCTTGCGTGACAACTAGCACAGTAATTTCGTATTTCATTATTCCTCCTTACTTAGAAAATCCTTGTTTATCCAACCATTCTTTCAAGGACGAATCATAATTATACCATACTCCATACTCATAAGCAACTCCGTTCATTGAATATCCAAAATTATCAAATACAGTATCTCCTTCAATAATAGTATTAAATTTAGCAATAGGAACAATCATTACTTCACTATTCAAATTTAATCCTACAATCAATGGTAGAGAAGGGTGTTGTATTTGAATAGCTGGAATCATAGACTACTCACAAAAGCTGAATACTTGTTAGATTGCTCAGTAGTAAAATCTTTTGCAGAGTTATTCCAAGTAAGAATATGTTTATCTGCCTCTGTCATTTCATCTACCTTAAGATTCCATTCTTCCGTAAAAGTAAGACCGTATTGAATCAGTTTAAGTTTAAGCTGACTCAGTTCATATGTGAAAACTTCAATCGCTTGGTCTTTTGTATATTTTGATTTGTCATATGTTTTTACAATTTTCATTTATTTCTCCCGTTACTTACCATGTCTTTCGGAATAACCAGCCCCTTGTTCATTGAGTTCTTTGATCATCTTTTCTCGATACATTACAGCATCTCTGAATGCAACCATTACTCCTAGTTTGTTGATGTTAAAACTTTTTGTACGATACTTTCCATCTAACTCTGTCCAAAATGCTCTCCAATAACATCTTTTACCAAATGATTCAAAACGAACCCCAACTACCCCAGAAGTATTATCAGCCCTCTTAGGAAAATTTCGCTGATTCTTACTGTAGCTTACTACCCTTAAATTTAACAACCTATTATCTTGTCTGTCCCTATTAATGTGATCAACAAAATCTGACCTGTTCAATTTAATATCTTGAGTCATCTCTATAATTATTCGGTGACATAAGAATAATTTATTGTTTAGCTTAACAGAATAATAGTTAGACGACCCTGCTGAACCAGCTACATCACCTGCTTTTACGTGGATTTGATTATGATACCTTCCGCTATACCTATCAACTCTCCATCTCAGACAACTAGGGCTTGTTTCATCATAATAAAACCACTTCTCCCATTCAATCTTTTCCATACTGCTCCTTCAACCAATCTAAGCTTACAAACAAAGGGTTATAGCTACCATTCTTAACACGATGTTTGACTACCACTCCGCGCCAATGGTGGTTCCCTTGAACTCCTTTATAATGCTCTTCGTGTTCATAGCAAGCTCCTGCAATGAGTCCGTATTGCTGAGTACCATCTGCTTGCAAATACCTTGTTGTGATATCCAACTGTTGTCGGTGCCCCATTGTAAACGATTTACCTAACACTTTCAACATATTTGCTGCTGTACCACTGAGAGGTTTTCCTGTCATAACATTCTGGAAATAGTGACAATAGAATACTCCTCCAATTTCAATAGGTGTAAGGAATGGGATTACTTCCCAACCAAACTCAGCATACTTCAAAGAATCGATACTGAGGAATCCTTCTAGCTCAGGAGTATCGTTCACGTAACGATTGATGCGGTCTTCGTGATTACCGAGAGTAAGTACCATACGCGGTTTGTAGCGTATTTCTCCGTACATTTCTAACTCTTTTTGTTGAAGATCATACAAAGGTTTAAGCAACGCCTTCATCCCTTCAATAGCTACTTCAATGTCTCTAGACACTCGTTTACCTTCAGCAGACTTTTTACCTTTATCATAACTACTAAGCGACTCCATATCTGCATGGTCTCCTCCATGAATTAACACGTCTGGTTTCTTGCGAACAATATATTCTCCAATGTAGCGGAGGTAATTCAAAGAGATTCCAGTTTTACATTGAGTGTCAGGAATATACAAGTGTGTTCCGTTTTGCTTCTCATTGTCGGTAACAATGTTAAAAATACCAGAGCACTTGACTTCCACATCTTCCTGTACCTTATTTGAAACAATTACATCAGCACTGGTAATTTCAAGATTTTCTCGGTATTTACGGAGTAGGTCGTTTACTGTGCTCCGAGGCTTCTTTACAATTTTAGAGATTTCACGATCAGATACTACTCCTGTGCGAAAAAGTTTAATCGCGTCTAATTGCCATTCTTTATTCATTTAGTCTCCATATATTTAAAAATTTCAATTAAGTGTAGTGCCTGACTTTCTGCATCATTTACAGCATTGTGATGTGTACCTACTCTATCCATTTTAACATTAGGATACAAAGATTTCATGGTACGATAACAACGATCATTCCAAAACTTCCACGGAACTTGTAAATGAGCATTTCTGTAAGCTGAAGCTAAAATTACATTATCAAAAGCTACCCCATTTCCCCATACTTCAGCATTATCACAATCTAACCATTCAGTAAAATCTGCCAAGACTTGTAGAATGTGTTCTCCTTCTTGCTTAAAAGCATCTCGTGCTGCCTGATCTTGTTGCATCCACCAGATCACTGTAGAACTATCAATCACACCTCCTAAACCAACAGAAGATTCTAAATCAACTACTCTATAAAATTTATCTGGTAATACACAATCTTTATTGAATTTAACAGCTCCAATAGCAATGATAGCAGCATTTGGAGTGTTACCCATTGTTTCCAAATCTAGCATTACTTGAGTCATTTATCCTCCATTGCAAAATTATAAGCAGCTTGTAAAGCTTTAATCATCTTTGGAATGTCTTCATTATAAATATAGACACAATCTCCATCCGCTTCTACAATCCTTACACTATTTTCACTAGCTCTAACTTCTACGTAGTCTATACCACCTGTTTGATCGATATATCCAAACTTTTCTTCAGTCTTTTTACTAGCTTCTGTATTATCCACCATAATCATTTATTCTCTCCTTTATTCAAACCTCTCAGCCCTAAATTGTACACTAATCCCACCAAGAAGAATAGATACCATCTTACAATTATCAGAGTTAATGAATCGTCTTACTACAGGATATTCTTTTCCAATAACCAGACAATTCTCATATCCTCTGTTGTCTTTACATTTTGTGGAGTAGTAGAATGAAGACATCTTTCCCCAATCTCCAGCCAAATGTCCATCCACTTTGATGCTAGTAAAATCGACAGATTCTACAGTATAGACTTCTCCAATCTTTAAGTAAGGATGTTCAGAGTTATCCATACAAACTACTCTATCTCCAACATTATGAATTAGAAGCATGTTCCACCTTTACCCAGATAGAATCTTCGCCTGTATGTATTGTAGAACAATCCGCTAGTCGTCCACATAGATTCAAAGCAACTTCACTCCAACCTTCGGCTACACAACCCTTACAACAAATACAGGTATTGCTTTCAACTCTCTCATACTCAACTCCATCCACAATACATTTCATGTCTTTGCTCCTTTCATTACAAGTCCAAGAACTCGATTCACTCCAAATGTTTGTTTAATATACTCTATTACTTCATCAATTTCAACTTGATTTTGCACAACATCAGAAACAATCTTCAGGTCTTTTGTTGAAGAGTAGAACTAGAATCTCATTGTCATAGGAAATGTGCTCATTGACGATATCTCCGTTTAGCTTCATTTACAGCATTTTGAGCTTCTTCAATGAACTGATCCAAATAAGACAAAGCTTTCTCATAGTTTTCTGTATAAATGTAAACAGAATCACTTAACATACTATCCAATACTTTGTCCATAGGAAATTGCTCATTGTTGAAACATTCAATTGAATGAATTGCTAAAGGGATGCTAGTTACTTTATAAACAATTCGTTGCATGTTATTCTCCTTTACTAATTAGAGTAAACCGACTGTTACCATATCGAGAATAGTTTCCCCATTCGTCTAAAACCAATACACTATTCTTATAAACTTTTTCTACTTTATACAATCTCCACAAGACTAACTTGAATTCTGCTCCTGTGTTGTCAATACATAAGAGAGTGTCATTCACATTAAACAAGTTATTCTCCTTTCAATACCTTACGTAATATGTCCCTACGATCTTTAGCTTTCACATTATTGTAGCCATGTTCTGATAAGAAGTCAACTGTTGATGAAATATTTTCTTTCTTTAACATTGAGATAATCTTCTTCTCAATTACAGCTTCTTCGTAGGAGATTCCTTGTCTTTCAGCATAGCTCTTAATCTTGTGAGCTTCTTTATCTACAAGCTGCATATTATCATCTGTAGCTAACAAATGCAATACGTAACTCTCAAAATCACTCCAATCTCGTAAAGAAGCGTTCCCTTTAATATGATCTACTTCAAGCTTACTCTTTCCTGTCCATTCCCCAGATAGAGCACAGTAATTACCACTTTTAGCTTTAGTCTTCAATCCTTCAGGTGGAGGGAAGCAATTATCATTCTTAAACTTCAGTTTAGGAGGGTATTTCTCCCATACAGCTCTACGAAGACTTCCGCGAAGCCAAACAAAGAATGCTCCTTTAGTTTCCCATATGTCAGGGTACAGTTTCCATAACTCAGGGTATTTACTATTGTTTACGGCTTCATCCATTCAATAGCTCCCTTCATCTTGGAGACAACATATTCTTTTGTTCCTACGAATTTATAACCATCAATTTGTAATGTGTATTCAATCTTCTCTTCTGGTTTATCAATATAAATGCTTACTTCATCAAAATATAGAGAGCATTCTGTAATGAGAGATTCTAATAAGTCTTTCTCGTCCACAAGAGTACTGTCTTCTACAAGCTCAAGAGCGTCTGATGGGAAATACCAAGAGTTATCCTTGAAAATTACTCTAATTCCCGTACGTAGATTTGTTTCAGCTACTTCACCTACCTCTTTAGATAGAATATATTTTGTCATATCTTCATTCCAACCTGCATTCCATTCCTTTCCATAATGGCAATTAGAATAAGATACACACTTCTTCACAACACGTACTTTATCACCTTCTTTAAATTTATACATTTTCGTTCTCCTTTACATTGCGGTTAATTCCAACCAGAGTATGATCTACTCCATCCAAATAAGCCATGCTACAAAGCATATTCACTTCATCTTGCGTATATAATTGTTGTTTTGATTGTAGCATTACAAATCCTTTACCGCTGAATCCAAGTATTCTCTGTACGTAATCAACTCCACAATACTGTATAAATACTTTTTCATCAAGAGGAAATTTAAGGAGAGATTGAATTAGTTCTCTGTTTGTGATTGGCATTCTTGCTCCTCGTATTCGATTCCTAGTTTAGTGAGAATATTCCTAACTTGAGGAAGATTATTCAACTCTTCCTCACTACGCAACATTCTAGCCATTGTAAACTGTTCCTGAAGAAAATCAAGATAATTCCAAGTTAGTGTTTCTCCTCTCCAAGAAGTAAATGTTTTTGGCTCTGGATATAAACTCTTAGCAACACCAACCATAGCTTGCCAGCATTCTTTATAAGAAGAACAATCCACTAAAGCTTCATATGCTGACTTATCCCCAAATGATTTATCTGACTGTTCGCTGAGTTTATAGTTATCCGAATCGTCTCCTCTAAGAATTTGCCAATAGAGCCACTTTTCTCCCTTACCTTTAACTTCACCCTTTTCATTCAAATGAAGCTCTCCTAATCCTTTAATTTCGATTACTCCTTCATCGTTATCAGGATTTAGAAGAAATGATTGTACTCCATAGGCATCTTTATCTGCGCTAACTGCTATCACCTTATCCTTATTTGATCGAGATTTTTTCCACTTCTCATATCCTTGATAACTATCAATAGCACACATATCATCTGCTTCTTTACCATCTCTAATTACGATCAACCCGTACTCTTTTACAGCCCAATCTCGCAATTTATCAAGAAGGAGAGGGCGGATGGCACCATCTCGATTTCCTTTGTATTTTTTAGAATAAGAGTAAGCTTCCCTCCAAGATGCTCCACTACCTGAATACATTACTAACTTATCAACTCCTTCAACAAATCCAGCTTTTGACTTAATTGAAGTAATGTAATTCTTGAATACAAGCTTTGCAAATTCTAAAGGTTGCATTGTTCGTTTAGGGAAAGAATTCTCATCAATTAACACTGGCTTCAATCGTTGTTTGTCTTCCATAACAAAATCTTCCAACTTATAATCTTTCCCAAGATCAATTTGCTCTTTTAACCAGCCTCCTACTTCTTTCTTTTTTGTTCCTTTAAACGTTGTCTTGTTCTTAAACTCAAATTCTTCTCCGGTAGGAATGTGCGTTACATGACAATAACGTTCTTCTGCTACTGAAGAGGATTTATATAACATGATGTCACTATCAACTGCTAATTGCATTTTGTTTCCTCAAGTTAAATCGTTATAGCGGCATTCCCATTCATCTCGTTGCTTCTCAACTTCATCATACGCTTTAGACAACTCATTGTACTTCTCTTCCCAAGAATCTCGTTCATATTTCATATCTAAGTATTTCTGATAAGGAACGTAGTCATAATCTTCCATCCAACTATTAAACTCATCTTCTTCTGAACCATTGAAAATTTCATCTATCAGTCTTGGGTAGTTACCATAGTGAATAGTCAGAGTAAAATTTCCCTCTTGAATTTCTAAATGATCTTCCCTTGCTGTAATATTCATCATAGATTGCATTATTTTCTCCTTATAAACAAAAAGCTCCTACTCCTTTCGAGAGTAGGAGCCATATTAAGCTACTTTAAACAAATTGTCAATCAAATCAGTACGGTATCTCATCCGAATCATCATCTTCAGCAGGAGAAGCTTCTTTAACTTCATTTTGCTTCTCTGCTTTTTCTTCAGGAGAAGAATTATTCAGAATAGCCATCACTTGAGCATACTCTTTATCAGATTCCAAGATTTTCTGATGTTTCTCTTTAGCTTCTTCAATCAAAGCTTCTTCATCATGCTCTTCTTGAATCGCAGCTTGCATTGGACTACCTTCGTAATCTTCAGCCAGAACAATCTTTAACAGATCAGCTTTGCGCAGAAGATCAATCTTACGATATGTAAATACCTCACCATCCGGTTTAGTAAATTCATATTCAGTAAGCAAATCATCATCTTGCATATCAACAACTACTGCTGGTTGCAGAGGTTCTTCTGTCTTACCAATCTCTTTCTTAGCCAACAATGCAGGAGTTTTAACATTGACATTCTTATATGTCTTATCTCCTTTGGTTGTTTCTTTTACTTCTACAGTGATATTAAATGGTTTACCCACCATCAACCACACAGCGTTAGCATCTTTATTTGCAGGATCAAATACAATATCGTGCATGGTTTTACTTGTTGCTGTTTGCTCTTGTAGAATTGCTTTACTCAGAGCAGCCCATTTAGAAGCAGGAGCAAGAGTCCATTTACGATTCTTAATATAATTACCATTAGCATCACGAGGAGCTACAGTAGTGTAATTAATACCTTGTGTTACGCCGTATTGAACTTGATGGAATGGAAGACGAATGTTACGTACACCAATATCACCTTCATAATCATGTGTTTGTTCCAGCAAATCCACATACACTGCCAGCTTATGTTCCAGTTTAGGATTACCATCTTTATCCAGACCAAGATTGATCTTTGGATTACCTTGATCATCCAGAACAATTTTATCTTTATCTTTTACAAATCGAGGTACTTGTTTGTGTTTACCCAGATTTACCATCAAGCCAATCTGAGCATTGCACAGACCATCTTCTACATTTGGTTGTTTGTATTCTGTTGTTGGAGCTTTGTTTTCACGTTTCAAAGATTTCATATTGTTTCCTTTCAAATATTAAAATTAAGTCGATCTATTTTACGACCATTAGCTTCATTTAGGAAGAAACGTAATTATACCCCTTCTTCCTTTGTGTGTCAACTGGTTGTCAATTACTCCATAACAATAACACTACCTTCATTATTTTGATGATTCATACGAATCAAAGCATCAACATTTTCTCTAAATTTCATACTGCTGTCAATAGCTTTAACAATACTCCAATCAAATTCACCATCTTCTGTTTCCTGACCAGAGTATTCAATGATAGCTGCTGCTACAGTCATTTGCAATACATTCAATACGTGATCAAGAGACCATTCAGAAAAAGATTCCATAATAGCTACAGCTTGTTCTTGTTGTAGCTTAAATCGTTTCTGTTGTTCTAATTGGTGTTGTTCAATAATATTCATTTATTCTCCTATTTAACTAATTTATCATGTGCATATACAGCTAACATACTTCCGCAACCGCCTCCAAGACCCATTACAAGGGCTACAGAAGTGAGATCACCAGAGGAGTGCTTTACTATCATACTCATTACAAAAACGTCTAGAAAAGCCATTATAATGCTTACAAAAGGAATCAAGACATAAATCTTCTTCTGGACGTTGATCTGCTGAAAAGAACGCGCGGCAACGTATGTCAGGGAGGCAAAGAACATTGAAACATATATCCACGGAATATTTGTTAGGATGTTCATTTAAATAACTCCTTAGACGGAAGATCATTCCCTTCTGTGTAATATTTCGAGTAGTGAATCAACATCCAGATATTGCAAATTACATGACCAATGTGTTTACGATTAGATTCAGGATCGACTTCTTCTCCTTTAATAATTGCCATGCAATGACGAACAGCGCAAGCAAGAGGAATACTCCAGTTCATTCCTTTTGTCCAATTCCAAGCAGCATACTTTTTAGCTCCATAAGTGAATACATGAGAGGATTCTTCAACATCTCCATGTGTACACCCTGACAGCGCAGCGTAGAGGTCATAAACATCATGTGTTTTTTGGAATCTACCAAGACAAGCTAAGATACTGATAATCTCATCGTTATCTGAAACATTCTTCAGATGCCCTGCAAAATCAGAAATAAGAATTAGAGAGTAATCTGGCTTACCTTCATTATAACGTGCTCCACTACCTTTTTCTTTACTTTCAATATCTCCTACTGTCATACATCCTCCTATTTCAATTGATAATTATCCATTTTAGCACCACGGCAAGCTCTGTTATAATGAATCCTGTAAGCCAGCTCACTCTTTAAGGCTCGTTGTAGCTTTGCATATTTCTTAATCCAATTCTTCCCTCTTGCAAGGTCTTTGTAAAGGTTATCAAAAGATGATTGGATATTCTTTATATATTGCTCTTTATGTTCGTCCTTGCACTCAGAGATTCGACACTTTAAGTCATTTATGTCGCTAACAACCTCACGGATACTATTTTCCAAGAATGCTAGGTTTCTTCGATTCAAAGCTATCTGGCTTTGAAGTGTGCTAATTGTAATCATAATTCCTCCTATTTAATGTTCAATGTGTGTAACTATAATCTGGTTTGTTTTTGTTGTCAAGGTTTATTTAAGAGTTCTTTAATTTCATCTTTGTTTGCTCTCAAGCATCGTAAAAAATATCGGAGTATTGATTCTCTACACAATGTCATTGAGTTTCCAATAGAGATAAAACCTTCCCCGTCAAGAACCCTGAACGTGATTTCTTTTTCCAACTTACATAGTCCCATCCAAATAATTTGTTAAGTAATTTATACATTCTACTCTCCTTATTTCAAAAATTCTTTAGGAATCTTAGGACAACTATTATACTCCCACCACTCACTACCATCATATTCACCACGACTACTCCAAGTTCCATCTTCATACCAAATTGTTCCAAATAACTCTTGACAACCAAACCCGTTATCGTATTCAAAATCAATCTGGTCAAGAAAATTTTCAAAGTCTTCAGAAGAATATCCGACTTTTAAACTACCTTTTCTGTATCTGTAGAGATGTAATCCCAAGGTTTACTAATTACAGCAGCTTTTACTTTACTTGTTGTATTTAAAATGTGAGCTAAAAACTCTGTTTTTGCATTACGCATAATTATTCTCCTCTCAATTCTTTAAGTTCATCTTCAATCACTCGCAAATCATCAATCTTCTGAGCAACATGAATTGCTTCTTCAACAGAGTCTACATTGTATGGCAAATAATCTGTCGTGTCAACAACAATCATCTTACCTTTTTCAAATGTAATGAAACAATTGTCAGAGGCTGTAAGAGATTTTAGCAGATCAGTAACATTTTGTTGCTTGTCTTTTACAGAAGACATTGCATTATCAAACGTTTGTTCTAGATTATCTATTTCTTGAATTGTTTCTTGCATCAATTGTTCTGCTACTACTTTTGTGTCATTTGCAAGAACAAAGTCTTCCATCGGATACCAACTTACTTCTCCGTCGTCAGCATTAATGTAAATATCTTCCTTGTCTGAGTCTAATACATCATAATGTTTACCTTCAGTAATGTAGTCCCAACTATCAGAGATACATTTTACAACATCTCCTTCTTTAAACTTAGGAACAGAGACCTCTACCAAATCTTCAGCCTCTTCTTTCTTATCTTCAAGGAAGAGTTCTGTTTCAAAATCTCCATATGAGTTGACATACGAATCATATCTCGAAAAAGTGCCAATAACTGCTCCGTCTGACCATAATACTTCGCAGAATTTACTGTAATCATCTACTGTTGGAAATTTCTCGCACTTACTCTTCAATAATTCTACAGCACGATTGTATTCATCTTCATTATTAATACGAACAAAATATTTAGTCATGGTTTTCTCCTT